TAATTGGAGTTTATCTTTCAACAATGATACAAGTGTTTATCTACTACCTTTAACAACTACACCACCAATTTCAAATGATTGGACATATTTAGAGGGCGAAGATTTAGGTTCAGTTACAACAACACCTTGTGATTGTGGAGAATTACAAGCAACCCTTTCAGAGGACACCCTTTGTCCTTTCGGAGATTATACAATCCCAGAAGGCAGTCCATTTGAAGCGTTTGAGGTGAATCCTATCTTATAACTAATTTCTCAACTCAATACAATATAGTTATGGCACGTAGACAGAAAATATCACAGATGACTCCTAAGGGAGCTAACTTACAAGCTACAGATTTATTAGAGATTAGTGAGTTAAGTGGCACTGGCTACATCACTAAGTCAATTACTGGTCAAGAGATAATCAACGCGGCTAGTGGTGGTGGTGGTAGTCAAGACTTGCAACAAGTTACTGATATAGGAGCTACTACTACCAATGCTATACAAATCACACACAATGGTAGCACAGACACTCTTACAGCTACTCACTCAAGTGGTAGTGGAATAGGATTGTTAATCACTAAAGGAGGTGCTAATGAAGGACTTAAAGTTAATAAGACATCAGGTAGTGGTAATGCGGCTACAATCATTGGAACATTAGAGGCTACTACATTGGTAAAGACTGGTGGAACATCTAGTGAATACTTGATGGCGGATGGTAGTACTAACACATTGGATCAAGCCAGTATTCTTTCATTGTTAGGTTTTTGGCAGTACAACCGAGTTGCTGAATCAACAGCAGTAACTGGAACAACAGCGGAAACAATTATTCAAAATATTACTATTCCTGCAAACACTTATTTGAATGGTGGAATACTCAGACTTTACAATATAAAATTCAGAAAAGTTGGAACAGTTGCTGGAACAGTTCTAAAAATATACATAGGACCCAATGCGAACAACTTATCAGGAGCAACTCAAATCGCTGTGCTTAACACAACTCCATCTACATTGACAACTGAAATATTGAGAACATTTACTTGCTTTACAAATGCAATTGTTGGATTAAATGCTGGTTCATCAGCTGTTTCAGATGTAACCAATAATACATTGGCAAGAACACAAACAACTGTGGATTGGACAATAGCACAAAACATTATAATCACTTCCCAAACTGGTGTTCTTTCGGCAGATAGTATTACTTTAATTGGAGCATCAGCTAAAAATTTTTAATAATGTACACCATAATAGATTCAACAACAGGACTACTACTCTTTGCAAAGTCAGATGATGTAGTTTTAGAAGGACAAATAGCAATTGAGCAAATTTGCACAATTGAAAATCCTGAGCTAAAAGATATTTATTATAATTTTGAAACAAAACAATTCTATATCTAATGGCATACGCTAACAATGGAGAGTTTAATGTCTTATATAAGACTAGGAGAAGGATGGCTAACATCCTCAAGAGGATACTTAGGAATGATATAGTAGCTGGTCAAGGTACACTTGTAGAATCAATCAGAATCAATGCTAAGATTACCAGTTTTGAGAAGCTAGAAATACAGATAGTGGCTATGTACTATTTTATATTCCTTAATAATGGTGCTTTCTTATGGAATGGTGGAGTAATTACTCCTAGAGACTATGTCAATCAGTTCACAAATGAACTTAATAACTCAGGAATCACAGCAGAAATATACTCACAGTACACAGAATGGTTAACTAAGCGTTATCCTATGCTTAAAGTTGCTGAGATACTTGAGAAGAATCAAAGAATCACATACACATTTGAGGCTCTTGATCCACCAGAAGGATTTAAAGTAGGCTATCCATTAGATGTTTAATTCTTTCTTCATTGCCAACATATTGAAGGTCATGATAAGTGGTAAGTTGGTGACATCTTCAAACTTAGTTAAGTCTTCATTACATAAGCTGTAGATTAGTCTCTCCCATCCCCACTTAATCTCACTCTTTTTAAGCTGTAAGTCTTTGGACTCTTGAGAGTTGGTAGGTCTTTCATCCTCATCCTCTTCTCCATTGTCATCATGGAATAAGTTGCCATAGGTATCCATGAAGTTTTCCCTAAAAGCTATAAACTCAGGTATTATTCCATAGATGTCATTGATGCAATAGTCTTCAAATAGCTCATATCTTTGTCTAGGAGAGAAGTCATAAGGCTCAAATACAGTAACACCCCACTGATTGGCTGACTTTTGTCTATAGAGAATGGATGCAATGTGACCAATGTTTTGATTATAGTCCTTTGAGAAGTAGTGCTCAAGGTCAATATACTCACCTACAGTCAACTTATCTAATGACTTGAAATGGTAGTCATCAAGTTGGTGCTTGTATTGTTTAGATGGCTCAGAGTTCACGAACTTAATCTGACTAATCATAGCGGTCACCTCTTCTATGTCAAGGTCTTCAAGCTCTTCTGAGCTGACATCAGCTAAAATAGCAAGAATCTCAATCTCTCTATTGAAGACCTCAGGTATAGTGTACAGCTCTCTAATCTCTTTGAACTGCAGAACATCAATCTCACTCCAAGATTTCGGTAGGTGCATCCTTAGGTATATGTTTAGATAATTTCTGACCAATCTCTACCAGGTATGGCACAGCTAACTCAGCTTTCAATTCTCTGATTAACTTTGCTTTTAACTTGATGTGTGCATCTGAGTAGTGCTCTACCTTAGTCAAGTCATTACGCTTGAATAGAACAGCTAACAACTCAGATATATAGCCTTTATGCTTTGAATGCATGATCTTCTCAATGTGCTTAGTGTCTTTTACAGATAGTTTGAACTGGTCCTCAAATGCAGTATAAGTGTAGCCATCTATCTCAAGTGTGTTCACTAGCTCAGGTTTTCCTGATAAGTCATTGAAAGATTTTACTATTTCTTTAAATTCTTCAATCTCCACATCATCCCATTTAATTGTGGGCACTCCTAAGAATTCAAAAACTTGCAAATGCTTATCAATAGCATCTAGCTCAGAGTTAGCGTGAATAGTGGTGATTGTTTCAAATTGCTGTACGCTCAACTCATTCAATTGGTTAGGTACATCAATGCCTAAAATATTTACCATAGATTTTATTTTTTAACAAATATAATACTTTTTACAATATAGGCATGGATAGACCAGTCTATAAGATAACAATTGAGGATGAGTATGCTGATGGTGAAAACTTAGGTATAGAAATGATTGCATTTACTTCAAAGCCTGCAATAAAGGTTAAAGGTATGGCATTCAATTCTCATGTGTTATGGCATTCATTTGACTCAGTTAAAATGAGAGTTGTTGCACCAGCAATGATACCTATGAATATCTATAGAATGGATGAGGATGGTGAAGAGTATGACGCACAATTCTCAGCTGAGGTGATTGAGCAGATACATTCTAAGTTCATGCAGAATCTAAAGAATAAAGACATCTTTAATCTTGAGCATGATGCAACTGAAAAGGTACCAGCTTACATCCTAGAGGCTTGGATAGTTGATAGTCCAAAGACTGACAAGGCATTCACTACTTATGGTATTGATGTACCTAAGGGAACATTGATGCTAACAAGTCAAGTGACAGATAGAGCTTACTATGACGAGCTTGTAGAGTCAGGTCAAGTTGGCTATTCTATAGAAGGCTTTTTAGGTATGAAATTATCGGAACAATTAAAATTAAATACTATGAAATTACCTGATGGAGAGCATCTAATCGAGGATAAAATCTATGTTGTAAAAGACGGAGAAGTTATTGAGATTAAAGATGTACCTACAGAGTTGGAGGCTGAGTTATCAGCAGACCCAGCTGTAGAAGAAGAAGTGGCTGATGCTGAGGCTCAAGCTACAGAAGAAGCTGAAACAGAAGAGGTAGCTATGGCTATTGACCCAGCTGTAGATGCTGAGGCTATTATTGCCCTTGTGAGACCTTTATTAGAGGAGCACATGAATTCAGTTATCTCAATGATTGCTGGTTTAAAAAATCAAATTGAGGAAGGTATTGCAGTTGATACTGAAGAGGAAGTAGCTAGTGTAGCATTGACTGCTCACGAAAAATTTAAAGAATTTGTAAAATTTTCAAAATCAAAATAAAATGACACGTAACCTAAAATTCGACCTAGACATCGAAACAAATGCACTTTTGTGTGCAAATCCTGATGAGTTTTATTCTAAAGCATACTTATCAAGTCCTGACATTGCTAACAACTTCAGAACTTTACCAGGTATCAAGAGCAAGACTAAATTAGCTAATGTAACTTTTGGCTCTTTATTGAAAGAATCAACTTGTAACTTTACAGCTCCTACAGATACATTGGATGCAATTGACATTGATGTATGTGCTTTGTCAGCTATGGCTCAACTTTGTCAATTTGACTTAGAGCAGTCTTTCTTAGCTTTGCAAATGTCTCAAGGCTCAAATGGTGACTTCACTGTAGCATCTTTTATGTCTTACTACTGGAATGAAATGGCAAATGTTATTGGTCAAGACTTAGAGTTGTTGAGATGGCAAGGTAACGCTGCATCTGAGGATCCATTGTTATCATTGTGTACTGGCTACTTGTTTCCAATGTTCTATGATACTGATATTATCGGTTTATATGATGGTGCTGTAACTACTTCAAATGTATTGACTGTATTAGAGTCAGTTGTTAATGCTGCTCCTAATACAATTTCACGTAAAAAAGCAGACTTAAGATTGTATGTATCAACAAATGTAGCTAATGCATACGAGTTGAAAGCGGCACAAGGTAACACTCAGACTTATGTGACTTTACCATTAGGCTTGACATTCTTAGGAATCAATGTAGTAGTATGTGAAGGTATGCCTGACAACACTATCTTATTGACTTTGAGAACAAATCTTATCTATGCATTTGATGCTGAAGGTGACTCTAAGGCTTTGAAAGCTGTAAACTTATCTGACTCAGTTGCTGAGCCATACTTAAGAACTCGTGCTAATATGAAGGCTGGTTTTCACTACACTAACCCTTCTGAGATAGTGTTATACAATGCATTTTACATCTAAGATATAAAAGGGAGGTAGCAATGCCTCCCTATTTTTTCACTTTAAAACATAAATAAAATGGCATGTGATGCACTTCAAACCATACAGAAAAGTTGTGATAACAACACTGGTGGTATTTATAAATTTTATGTCAATCAACAAAATAATGTTGATATGACTTCATTGACAGTTGATGCTGGTGATGACTACCTAATTGACAATTTAGACTTAGTAGGTGGAGCTGATCCATTTATTGAGTTTGAATTCAGACGCAACACTTCAAGCTACACAGAAGAGTCAAACATTGACTTAATCAATGGCTCTTCATTTGTAACTCAGACAATTAACTTGATTTTTCACAGAAGAGAATCAGTTAAGTCTAGTGCTATCAAGGTGTTAGGCTCAGGTCAGCAGTACTTAAGTGGTATTGTTCAAGATGCTAATGGCTTGTACTGGTTTTTCCCATACTTGCAGTTGACTGCAACTGGTGAAGGATCTGGTACAGCTAGAGCTGATGGTTCTAAATATTCCATTACCTTGCTTGCAGAGAATGAATTTTTAGCTTACCAAATTGAAGAGTCTGTAGTGACTGCTTTAATTACACCAGCTCCATAATCTATTCTTTTCTCCATAGATAAAGAGGCCTTGCAGAAATGTAAGGCTTTTTTTTTAATTAAAATTTTAGCATCATACAATATAGGTATGATATATCTTGAGAAAGACTCAACAAATAGCTTTGTGCTGACCTTAACTGAGGTCACTACACTATCAAACCCTTACTATTTATTTGAGTTCGAAGATGAATTTAACACAACATCTAATCCAATATACTGGCAAGGTGTTGATACTTCATTGTGGCCCTCAAGATTTAACCTATTTACTATCACTGACCCTATAGATATTGACTTTATTAAAGGTCAGTATAGATACAAGGTTTATGAAAGCTCTACACCGACACTTAATCCAGTTGGATTGAATATGATTGAAGAGGGTAGAATGGTAGTGGCTGGTGCAATTATTAACTCAATTTATGACTAATGGCTTGGTATAGTAGATTTATAGGCGAGAAGCCTAAAGGTATAGAAATAACAGAAGGCTATCAGTCTTTCTCTACACCATTTGGTAGAGTAGGTGATGCTAACTTATCACTACCTTATGTGAATGGTAGATATCAGATAGCTGGTTACATACCATTCGGTCAAGATAACATGTTCCCTGAGCTATTAAATCAGCTCTACTATACATCACCTTTACATGGTGCAATTGTGGACTTTAAAACTAACTCAGTAGTAGGTGGTGGATATACTCTTAAGAGTGAAGGAATGACCAATGAGGACAAGCTCAAACTGTACACATTTGAGAAGAAAATAAAACTCGGCAAAGTAGAGAGAGCAATAGCTCAACAGTTGACTGTACACCACAGAGTTTACTTCAAGTTGTGCTACAATTCAAAGAGAGAGCTGTATAAGATTTATAATGTATCACCTGAGAAGGTCAGAATAGCTAGAGATAAACAAACTTACTTTTTATGTGATGACTGGTCAGCTAGAATTGACGTAACACCTATAAAAAAATATCATCCTACTAATAGTGATCTTGAGCAGTTGTATGTTTATGAGATAATGACACTAGGTCAGGAGTGGTATCCACTACCACAATACACCAGTGCTCTAAATTTTGCGTTTCTATCAGGTGAGTTGAGCTACTTCGCAAAAAGTAACATTCAAAATAGTGTGTTTCCTTCATTTGCAATGATGTTCCCTAAGAGACCACAGTCAGAAGAGGAGAAGTCAAAGCTCAAGCACACAATTGATAGGCTTAAAGGTGCGGCTAATGCTGGGAAAGCTGTAGCATTCTTTGCTAATAGTGCGGACCAACTACCAAAGATAGAATCTTTACCTACAAATGGCAATGACAAGCTCTTTCATGAGGCATCAGCATTGAATACAGAACAAATATGTTTTGCTCACACAATTGATCCTATTCTTATGGGTGTTCGCACTACTGGCTCATTAGGTGGGGGTGCTGACATCAAGCAAGCCTATGTCATCTTTGAGAAAAATGTAGTCATGCCATTGAGAACTCAAGTTGAGGAGATAGTTAATGAGCTTTTAGAGATTGCTAAGATACCAGGTGAATACACTATCAACAA